CAATGCATCGGAAAGAGATATTTCTCTTTGGATGGATTCTATGGTTAAAACGGTTGACGCTAGAACTGGCGAAACAATTTCTCCAGGTATTATGGCTAAACGTCGTGAGGCATATAGAAGCTCTGAGATGTTCTTTAATCGTATGAAGGATGGCTATCTTGATGTTGATGAGTTCTTTAAAACTTTAGACGGCTCAAAGCACACACCTTCTAGCTACGCTCTTCAGATGCTTGAACTTGCAAACAGGCTTGATGGTCCTAACAATGTTATTTTCCGAAAGAGATTAGAACTTCAGCAAGGTATTGATGAGCTTGATTTGTACATCAGCGAAAGAGGTGAATTGTCTACCGCTCAGAAGGCTCAATATACTCGCCTTCAGAATCAGATGAATCAACTTGATAAGCTTGGCTCTGACTATATGGGCATATACAAAGCGGGCGACAAGGCTGTTGCACGTATTGAGTCTGAGGCTGCTGAGGCTGCTGGTCTTGCTCGTACTGCACGTGAGATGGCGGATGCGTATTCTAATCCTGATTTAACAGTTGAGCAACTGAAGGAGATTGGGTTCAGCAAGCAGATGCTTGCGGAACGTGAAGAGGTTTTGGCTCTTCAGCGTTTTGAGTCTACCCTTGATTACGCCAAGGCTGTTCAAGATAGGGAGATGGTTTCTTTCTTGGATTCTGTTGCTGGTGTTAACTTTGCAGAGTTTGATGATGGTATCGTTATCGGAACTACTCAAGTTGAGAAGTTCGCTGATGATTTCATTCCTGAAACTACTGGGAGTGTTGCTGCAGAAACTGAACGTTTGCAGATACAACTTAAGGAGATTGACAGGTTTGAGGCTGAAAGCCGAGCTAAAGTTTTAGAACCTTATACTGTTGTAAGCAATGGCAAGAGACGTTGGATGAGTCCGGACCATAAGAGAGTTGCTACCATCAAGCTTGACCAGTGGCGGACAAACGAACAAGGCAAGTTTAGAAGTGAACGAATCAGGCTTCAGGAGCTGATTGACACAGCCGAGTCTCGTATTGTTGCTTCTACTCGTGAGTCTATTGGGTTTGAGTTTGTTCCTGTGTTTGCTAAGATGCCTGATGGTTCTGCTGTTAAGTTTACTCAGGCAGAATGGGATTCGCTTTACATTAAGCCATACACACAGGAGGGACTTGCAAAGAGGGGTCGTACAACTCGTGCATTGATTGCTGAACGCAAAAAAGTTCAAGGTCTTTTGGATGGTGCTGTAGAACGTTCTCAAAGGTCTAGTTGGGATGCAGGTAAAAAGCGTTATGTGCGTGAACTTGAAAAGCGTTTAGGAATACTTGATGGGCAAATTAAATCTTCTGAATTGAAGATTGAAAGAAACATGAAGGTTGTTCAAAACTCCGCTTTAGAAAAAGTTAGAATTTTGATTAAGCAGATGCAGGAAACAACACCTCAGGATGCTGGGTTTAGTTGGATGAAGCAGTGGGAGAATGCAGCCGAGCAGGCTTATACCTCTCAGCGTGTAACCAATTTGCAAGCCCGTAAGGTTTGGTCCTCTGGTCAAGTTACTGGAGCATATGTAGCAACAGAAAATGCTGCTGGTGTCTCTTGGGTTAATGCCTTGGCACACAGAAACGGTAATGCCAACTACACTTTCTCTTATTACTTTGACAAGCTTGTAAGAGATAATCCAAACACCTTTAGAACTCCTTCTTCTTGGACTAATGTTGAGAATGGTTTGTATTTGCGCCGTAACTCGCTTCAAAACATGTGGCTTGAAAACAGTTCTAATGCTGTGCTTAACCAGCGTGAAGAACTTGCTCGTGCTGCTGCTTTAACAGCGTATGACGATTTTGAAAAGTATGCACGCATGTCTGCTAAGGCTGCTGACCAAGCACGTAAGGTTTCTGAAGAAGCAAGGTTTGTGGTTGACGATGTTAAAGAGTCTTTCCGTAAGGCCATTGTTGAAATGCGCAACTCTGAACTTCAGGCAGCGAAAGCTGCTGGTGCAGATTTTAATGTTAAGAATCCGTTTTGGTCTACCAACACAGAAATCAAGTACGTGCTTAACGGCAAGGAGTACGTTGTACCTACTGTTGCTGACATGCTTAATGACCCAAGGAAGTATGTTAATAGGTCAAAGAAACGTGGTGACTTGTTCTATGACCTAAAGAAACCTGGAAACGTTGCAATGTTTAACGAAGCCAACGAGGCTACTCGTGCGTCTATTGCTTTGTTTGGTGTTCAAAGGTCTTTGTTGGAGGATGCTGCCTTAATGTTTGAGGCAGGTGTTGTTAATCCTTCTGTTGCTAGAAGTAGTGAAGCATATACCACGATGGTCCGTTGGTCTGAGGACGCAACGGCGTTAGCTGATAAAATCAAGACTGTTCGTGCTGCTGTTGCGACGGAGCGTGAATCTTTGGGTATGAAGGCTTATATGTCGGAAATGGAACTTGATGGTGTAAAGCTTGATATGTTTGAGTTTGCAGCTGAGCTTCGTGCAACTCTTGATGATTTTGACCCGTCGCTAGAGTTGAGCGAGGATGGCATGATGCAAATGGAAACTTTGATTTCCAATTTGCGTAAGCGTTCTACTCTTATGGAGCGCATAGTTCAGAACATGCCAACAAAGGCGGACACAGCTGCGTTGAATGCTTCTAAGAAGCCTGCTACTCGTGCTAAGTGGATGCAGGTTCATCTTGATTGGATTAATGGTAATCGTTCTGCGTTGCGGGCGATGGCTCAGGCTGACTTGACTAATCCTGGCGAGGCTCGTGTTTGGAATGCTTTCTTGAATGCGTTTGCTGCTGAGGCTAGGTTTACTTTGCAGGAGGGCCGTATTGCTGGTGCTCGTTCTGCTTTGGATACGGCACAGGCTGGAACATATGTCGAAAAGGTGTTGGACCCTGCTTCTAAGAAGTTCCGCGATGCTGCTAGCAAGATGCTTGAAGCACAGGGGCGGACTATTGCTGATGACTTCAATATGCCTAGCTATTCTGTTAGCGCACCGTTGAATGAGATTATGAACAACCTTGCCCGCATTAATGATGGTGCCATTCTTCGTGAACTTGGTGGTTTCATGAGTTCGTACACTGGTTTCTTCAAGGCTTATGCTACGCTTAGCCCCGGGTTCCATGTGCGCAACTCCATCAGCAACAGCTTCCAGTTGTTTGCTGCTGGTGCTGAAGTGAAGAACATGAAGGCTGGTTTGAAGTTGTGGCGTTCTCTTGGCGAGCATGTGAAAGATGGTGGAACTTTGGAAAGCTGGCTTGCTAGCGGTGCTGTGCCTGCAGGCATGGAAACACAGGCACGTATTGCTGGCGAGGTTGCGTTAGCTTTGGGTGGCGGCAAGACCGATGATGCTTTTGCTGACTTTGTTGGTATGGGTAAGAACATTCTTACCGATAACGCTGCTACTCGTGCTTCACGTAACTTTGGTCAACGTGTCGAGGGTTCTGCTCGTTTCATGTTAGCGTTTGACTCGGCTGTTAAGGGCGATGGATTCAATGATGCTTTTAACCGTACTGGACGTTTCTTAGTTGACTACAACAACCCAACGTTGTTGGATGAATCAGTTCGCAATATCCTTCCGTTTTGGACTTGGATGAGCCGTAACCTGCCGGTGCAGATTACGACACAGTGGACTAACCCTAAGCCGTATGTTATCTATCAGCGTTTTGCCAACAACTTTAGCACCGACGAGGATGAGCAGTTGCCTCCATACTTGAGGAGTAAGAATCCTATCCAGGTTGGCAAGGGTACGTTCTTGGCTCCTGACCTTCCGTTCATGGCTGCTCAGGAAACAATCAATCTTGCTAACGACCCACGCAAGGCTTTGGCGATGGTTAACCCTGGTTTGCGTGTTCCTTTGGAACTTGCTGCTGGTAAGACTTTCTTTACTGGCCGTGAGTTTGGTAGCGAGCCCGGACAGCAAAGTGCTATGGGATATTCCGCACAGAACTTATTGCCAATGCTTGGACAGATTGACCGCATCACAGACACCAGTGCAGGTTCTGACCAGCTTGGTCTAGCAAGATATCTCGGTATCCCCATCAGGGGTATGACCGACGAGAAGCGCAACAATGAACTGCAGAGACGATTGATTGAACTTCAACAACTACAGAGAAATACCGAAGGAGCGTAATGGCTAAGTTAACATATCCAACTAAACGACTTGTGGTGCCCGAAGCGCTGGGTCGCATCCCTAGTGGGAAGCTCCCCGCTGGCTTGATGGGCAAGTGTAAGGCTGGCGGATGGTTGTACCGTCCGGCTGCTAAGTCGTTCAACGAGATGTATAAGCATGCGTTGTCTTGTGGCATCAAGCTTAAGTCTATTGGTTCTTATCGTTCGTATGAGAAGCAGTATGATTTGTTTATTAGCAGATACAGCCTTAAGGATGAGGGTCGTGTTCCTCAGGTGACACGCAAGTTTGATGGTCGTATTTGGTATCTGAAGAAGGGGATGTCGCCGGCTGCGACTCCTGGCGCTTCTAACCATGGTTATGGTTTGGCTATTGACCTTGATGTTACGAACCCGAAGGTGTACGCATGGCTGGACATGCACGCTCCGACGTATGGTTTTTATTTGCAGGGTAAGCCGACGTTGCCGAACGGTAAGAAGAACCCCGAGTTTGAGGCGTGGCACTGGCAAAAAGTTGATGCCTGAAACGACGAAAGCCACCCCTAAGGGTGGTCTTCTGTCTGTTCTTTAATTTTACCTTCAGGTCCAAACCCTTCCATGTAAGTTATCTTTACAGGTCGGGGGTGTGAACTTGTGTATGGTGAGCGTGGCCTGCACGCTCTAAGCTTTCTGCGCTTGGTGGGCCGTATGCTCCGTCCCATTATTCCTCCCAAATGTTTATCTTGTCATTCTTTAAGGCCATCTCCATAGTGCCAAGGAGACTCATCAGAACACCGATACCGACTATCCATGATTCTCTGTCGGCTAGTCGCATTCCGTAGCCTGCTCGTACTGCGTCAATCATATCTTCTTGACTCATCATTACGCTCATCTCGTAGAATGTTCCGTGTTGTTCTACTATTCGTTTTGCTTTGGATTCAATGTCTGCCACATCTTCGGGTGGTAGAAAGTTTTTAATCCAATCGGGTTCGTCGCTCATTTGCTATCACAATCCAATCTTGCGGTAATCCATTTACCAAGACGCCCTGACCCAACTCTACGAGTGGCATTCCATAGTGTCGGGCCAAGACTTCATACAGTTCCTGGACGCTTATCGGTAGATAAAAGGCGACCGTGAACTGGGTGGATATCATTCGGTACCTTCGGACTCCTTACGCATTGCCTCTTCGATAGTTGTGGCTGCTGCAACAATCTGTTCTACAGATGTTGGTCCGAACTTGTCTTCAAGGAATGCAATCAAAGCGAAGATGTTTGATACGACCCAGTATTGGTCGATTGGTTGTTGTTCGTTATTCGTGGGGTTCGGTGTTTCCATCGTAGTCTCCTAGTTCAAGATTGAAAGTATCGTCTAGTATCATCAGAGCAATCACGCAGTATCCAACGATATCCATAAGTGTATCATTGGTTGACTCGTGGAATGCTTTTGTGTTTCTGTTTTTTAAGTTGTCTAGTCGTTCAATCTTGTCGCTGAGACGGACAACTACTCCGTACATTCCGAAGCGGTTGATGTTGCCGTGACCATAGTCGTGCTGTTTACGGCACAGGGTTGCTACCATTTCTCCTGTGTCCCATGTCTCTGCAAAGCGCATCTCGTTAATGGCTGACACTGCGATGTCGGTAAACGTTTCCTGCCTGACCATGACCTCCCGGTCGGTTCGGTACACAGCCTCTAGCGCTGTGATGTATGAGCGCATGCGTTCAATGTCCAGCGGTTCGGAATCTTCTGTGCTTCCTAGCCCTGCGATGTACATCACCCATTGCATGGCTGATTGTTCCCATGTGTCTGCTAGACGGATTGATTTGCGGATTGTTGTGTTTGTTGACATTGCTACCTTTAGCTTTTCAAACGCCTGATTACGCAGGCGCCATACGTGTGTTTTGGTCATGTTCAGTTCGTCGGCAATCTTCTGTAAAGATTTGCCTTCGCTTATACATGCGTTGATTATCCACAGGTCTCGTGGTTCTAAATCGTCTACTATTGATGCTACGGCTTCCCGTAGCACCAGTAGTTCCTCGTTGGAGGTTGGTGGTTCCTCAAAGGGTTTGGTCTGCATGAGCGCTTCAATGTCCGTGTCGGGACTGCGGTCAGCGGTTGACCTGATGGGTCTGAACTCATTCATCATATAGTTCACTGTACATCATGCTCATCACTTGGTCGGGTTCTATAATCCATCCTCGTGCTGGGTTGTTGGAGCGTCGGGCAAAGTCCATCATCTTTAGATTCTTTTTGTTTTTGCGGATGTACTTCTTGAGGCGCTTTACCGATACGACAATGAATGCACCGCCCGTACCATCTAGTGTGTATACATATACCCACCATTTTGCTTTAGTTACATTTATTCCGGAGGGGTTCCAAACTTGGTTTCCTTCTTCGTCTGTTTTGCGGAAAGGGTTTTGTTCAACCTCGACTGCCATCCTGCCATTCCTGTAGCGGTCTGTTTTGACTTCAAACGCTCCGTCGCTGAGCGAGTCAAGAAACGATTGTACGAGTTTTTCTCCCTGTTGGCCATATGCTAAATCCTTTTGAAAATTAAATTTGGATGCTGGGATATCCCAGTCTGAGTTCTTTGTCATCGTTTGGTTACCTGTAGTTTATATACAAGCTTGTCGTCTGTGTATGCCACACCGTTAAGCCCGTCTAGGATTGACTTCGCATAGTTGTCAATGTCGCCCCGTAGTGGGCTAGGCTCCATAGTATCATACTCTGTGACGGTCACCGTAAACTTGTCTTTGTATAGACTGATGACAAGCGAGACCGGCTTCTCTGCGCAGAAGCCGTCCCACGCTTCACGTACCATGCGTTCAAACTCCAGGGTTTGGACGGGCGTGAATACCCGTCCTCTCCTGCCAAGTCGTGGTCGTTGTTTTACTTTCGGTTTGAACCTAAAGGTTTGGTTGTGTTTCCTAGTCATTAGGTTGTGCTCCGAATACTATGTTGTATGACCGTTCAATGATTTTGATTAGTTCTTGTTCACCGTCCGAACGGAGATAGAACTTACCCCAACGCCCGTCTGCAGACCTAAGAATAGAAAGAGCTTCTCCAGCAGTAAGGCTGTTGTCCCTGAGTTTACATGCAAGTCTAAAGAGAGTTGAAGAACGGTCTGTCCCTTCAAGGGGTCCGTCTCTCCAGATGACGTAGGGGATTGCTCCTGCCCTTCTGAGTAGGACACGGACGTCTTCTGTGACTCCTTCTTGAACGGCGTGGACCCTTTGTGGGGGTACATAGAGTGTGGCGATTCCTTCGAGGTGTTCGAGGGTTGTTCTGTGTTGCAGTGCTTCGGACAAGAAGCTGTGCAACCCCATTGGCTTGTCTTCTTCGTCCAGTATGATTCTTTCATCTAATCTTCCTTCGTATGCGTTTGGGTATGGCAGGCGCACATAGTTGCCGTATCCAGTACCGGCTGACTCCTGCTTTGGGTTTACTTCTTTTGCTGGATAGTTGATTGCTTGGTGGGCTGCGAGGAATGCTCTACGCATTGTCGCTGCTGGAACGAGGCTGTCTGCGAACACCCAAATGTGGTAGCCCTTGCGTGTCTTCTCAACCCATGCTTTGATATCTTTGACGGCGAACGCCATCTGCAGATTACGTGCAGCGTCTAGGTCGTCGACATCAATGTCTGTGCATCCCCACACGCAGAACCAACTGGACTTGTATGGCACCAGTGGGTACACACCAATCAGTTCGTCACCTTGCAGGTGACCCATGAAGGTGTCAGGTGTTAATGGTTTGCGGACACAGCCACCAGCCCATGCTCCGTATACGTCTGCACGTCCACGAAAGAGTGTGGTGAACGAGTCAACTAGGTATGGGGTTATCCCAACTCGGGCTGTTGCCATTGGGCCCTCCGTAGATACTGGTCAGGCAGTTCGCCGTGCTTCAGTTCCCACAGTCGTCCTGTCTTGATATCTAATTCAAAGTCTACGTCGTCTACCAGTGTACCGCCTGGTCGCTTGTTCTTGAGCAGGCTTAGTGTGACTGTGTATTCGTGGATGCGCTGGTCATAGATGAGGGACTCCATGCGTTCTTGTGCTTTCTCGCTGTGGTTGCGGTCAAGCTTTTCTCGCAGGTCGTTTATCTCTGCCATGATTTCGTACTTCTTGCGTCGTACACCGATGATGGATGTGGCTTGTTGCTCACCGCCGTAGGCACCTGAGGACATTGTTAGTTTGCGTCCTTCGGCACCGCTTGAGCGTGAAGTCTGATGCAACACGAGCATTGGGATGTCGTGTCGCCTGCCGAAACCTTTGAGGTAGCCAGCCTTCTCAGGCACCATCTCTCCTGCTTCTACCAGTTCAAGATAGTCAACCACCATCAGGTCAGGCTTGGCTCCCCACACGTCGCACACCTCGCCGTAGGCTCGCTCCATATCAGCGGGCACAAGTGGTTGGTCAAACACAGCAAGGTTAGGGAAGTCTTCTTCTGCTGTTTGACGCAACAGGTCGATGGCTTCCTTGTCGTCTTCGGCTACTCGTTGTTCAAGAATGCGGGCATCAATATTGTGGTGCATACAAACCAACTTGGTAAGTACCAGCGTCTTGGGTTCATCAGGGATGAACAACGCTACTTTCTTGTCACGGTTATTACGAAGTGTGTGCAACAGCACCAGTGTTTTACCACCGTGGCTGTAGCCGAGCATCATGGCTAGTTCGCCGGGGGCGATGCCACGCATCTCGTTGTCCAATGGTTCGATACCTAGATAGACTCGTTCCTCGGGTGATTGTGCCCAGCGCACGAATGAGTGGGCTGCTTCTGTGAGTGGCACATAGTGTTTGTATTCACGAGACAAAGACGAAATGGGAGCCAGCGCATTAGCACTGGCCCCCACGTTGTCCCATCCCGCTTTGATGTCATCAAGCGAGAGTCTCAAATCAGGCTCCCTTTGGTGGCCAGTAAGCCTTTTCCTTGTCGTTCACGGCTTTGAACCATGGACGCTTTGGATTGGCTGCGAGGTCTGCACGATTGTCGTACACTTCGGTTACACCGTCACGCTGACAAGCGGACACAAGCCACGATGGGATTGGACCTTGCTGGTCGTTCTTGATGCGGACTGTGAAGTCCTGACCTGTTGCTTGTGGGAATGCTGTTGTAATCAACTGCTCATCTGATGGCGCTGGCGCACCCTTGTAGATTGCGTTCATCAACAGTTCGGTTACTGCATCGAAGTTGTCAGCGAACTGTGCAACACTTGCGTTGTTCGTTGTCAGTTCGGATGCAATCTTTGCAGCGACCTGCGTGATGATTGATTTGTCCTTATCCATTGTTAACCTCCAAAAGGTTGTTGTCGATATCGCTAAGTCGTGAGCCCTTACAGATTGACCAGTATGGGCACCACTTTTCTGAACACAGTCCGTGTTGGTCATTTGCCATCCACGGTGTCTCCACTCCTAGTGATAAACATGATTGCAGTACAGATTGTACCTGATGTTTGAACCAGTCAACGTGCTGTTCGGTACGAATGACTGGAACGATTTGTCCGACGCTCTTTGATGTGCGTGTCATCACACCATAGTTGAAGCGTACGGGGTATGCCGGTGACCATCCGTTCTCCACACAAGCGTAGGCGTACGCTGAGGCTTGGATGGATTGGCGTTGCTTCTCACCTTGTGAGTATTTACGTCCTGCTGTTTTCCAGTCCCAAATCACACCGTCAGGGTCGATGTAGTCAATGGTGCCACCAAGCCATACGGCTGGCTGTGCATCAAAGGGGACGCTGGTGTCTTCGGGCAGGTCGTACAGTTTGACACCGAACTTCTGCTCACACACACCGCCCTTGGTAACGGACGGTGCGACGTCGCCGTGGAATGTCTTCATCAACGTGATGACGTACTCCCCCATGTGGGCAATACCGTTGGTTGAGTTGATACGGAATGGTTCTTCCTCAACGAGACGCTCAAGCTCTGCGTTGGCAACCCAGTAGGATTTTTCTACTTCGTCGTGTGTCAGGTAGTGTTCAATGCCTGCGTGTACGGCCGTACCGATGTGCGTTGCGTCTGACCCCATGCGCCACTCAGGCATTGTCACTGCCAATCGTGAACGCTCGGGGCAAATCATAATGTCATTCAGCCAGGATTGGCGTACCCATACTTTTCCGTCGTCGGCTACTCTCATAGTTCGCCTCGTCTTTCTAATCGTTGTCGAAGTTTCGTCACATAAGACTTGTGGATGGTGACACCAAAGATGTCAATCAGTTCTTGTCGTAGTGGCGTTGGTTGTTTGCCGTCTCTGATACCTTCCACCAAATAGTGGTATGCATCGTCGGGCATGGTTCGTTTGTATCGTGTGGCGTACGATGGGTTAGCATGCACAGGCGGGTCTTCTAGTTCCTGTCTGTACTTGTGGATGGCTTGCCATGCTACGTCTGCTAGTTCAAACCAGTTAAGTAGTGTGCCGTTCCATTTACCGAAGTACGCAATGGCTTCGCCGTTGTGCATCTCGTGTGGTATGGCAAGTTTGGTTGTGGTCGGCTTTGTAATGATGACATCACATAAGCATTCAACGGGATGTTCGGGTACTCCGCATCCCTCGGGGCTGGCTGTCATGTTCTCCTTGTCATGTATCTGCTTACTGGTTCAGGTGCGCACGCCCTGCTGGGCGGTGCGCTTCTTGGTCTTGTGACCCCACCCCCTGTTGTCCCCCTCCCCTGCGGTCGTAAGACTAACAGGGTGGGTTGGGAACCTGTCAACGCTTGACCATTTTGTAGGTCTTGCCGTTGTGCCCATAACAGGTTGGTGGCTCTTTCAGTTCTAGGTCGGTATCAAAGGCGTTACCGCATTTGGGGCAGACCCAACGGTTCTTGGCTTTAGCCATTGGCTACCAGCCTCTCGTGGGCTGTGGCGACCTTGTACGCCTCAATGGCGTACCACAAGGCATCCATAGCGTCGTAGATTGTTTCTGACTCTTCCATGTTGTCCCCCCAGCGGTCTAGTGCGTCACCCAACAGGTTGCTGACAACGAGTGATGCTTTGATGATTTCTTCTGTGTGGTTCATTTGTTTCTCCAAGCCGACCAAGGTGTCGGCACCGTAGGTTTTAGATATTTGTTGTTTCTGATACAGCCCCAGCCGAGGAATCCAACTGGCTGTTGGAATACCCCGTCCTGCCGTAGGTAGCCATGCAAGGCGATGCGGTTGGCTACAAGAATTTGCTCTTCTCGTGTAGCGCCTTGAGCCCGTCCTGCGAACTGTCTGCCACCGAACGCCCTCCAAGTGGGTACGTAGATGCCAAGTCCGCCACCCCACATGCCAAGGTCTTGCCAATTGCTTCCAGTCTCACACTGAGCAACAGCATCCCAATATGAATCCTTTGGAGTTCGTAGCGTAGCGAGCCAATCCATCGGCCACGCATTTGGCTCGGTCTGCGGTCGTACTGTGGTACTGGTAGTGCTTGTCGTTGTTGCAATGGTAAGTATGTCAGTAGATGTTTCGGCATTTGGTTCCTGTGTTGTGGAACTCCCCACACTTGGGGAGTTTATTGGTTGACTGGTTTGGTTTACGTGTACACTTATTACAGCGAGAGATGACAGAAGTATTCTAAGCATCCGGCATCTCACTTAATGCCCTAGACATAGAGTGTCCAAACTTGTTGTTGGCTGACATAAGAATCATGAGTTCCTCCTGAACGTCGGTGTGGTATTTGGTTGATGTAAGTCTATCAAGTTTCTTGGATAGTTGGTCACAGCCGATGCTGAGTGACTTCATGACGGCACGAAGTTCGTCAAAGGATAGTTCTGTATATATTTGTGGTGTCATTGTTGTACCTTACTTTGTGTTGACTGGGATTTGATTGGGCTTGTTAGAATGGTTCTACCCTGGTTGCAGACTGTGAATCAACAGGCACACAGTCCTCAAACAAACCGTCGAGACGGGTGATGACAGCCTCACGGACGCTGGTCACCCAGCGGTCTGTGTGCATGACATCGTGGTTACGACGAGCCTCGTCAACAATCTGTGTCATCAACTGAACAGGTAGTGTTGGCAACTGAATAAATGACGCATCCGGGGACACGGTGTTCAGGTGCGTACATGTCTCGGCAAGTTTGTCGGTCTTGCGGATTGAACGCCAGTTGTCATTCCAGTTGGTGATTGTATCCATCACGGATTGAATCTGTCCTGTCAGCCACAGGTTAGGACGGCGACGGTTCTCACTAGCGAGCACAGTCTTAGATTGGACATGGTTAACCCATGTCTGTTTCATGTCGCTGATGCTGATGTTCTCACCTGTCAGGTCAACATTCATGGATGGTGCAGTCTGAATGGCGTGACTGATGACGCTAGCGATGCGCTCGGTTGCGTTCTGTGCACACCATGCGTCAGGTGTGTTCATGTCAAAGCGAACATGTGTGATTATGAATGTTTCGTGCTTGCTGGTTGGGTTTGGTGTAGGCATTGTTGTCTCCTGTTGTGTTGGTTGTGTAATTGTTTCAGCCATGCTGTACCACTCGGTGTTACGCTCACGCATTGCGTTAGCACGAGCCATGAGGGTACGCATGTAGTCGGTTGTTGTGTTGACGACGATGGGTAAACCATCGGCGTCATACTGAAGCGGTGCTACGTGTGGTCTTGTGTGTGGCATTAGAAGAAGTCAATAACTCCTTGGTCATAGTTGCCGATAGCGAGAGACTCGGCGTATTCCTGCTCTCGCATCTCGTCACGGTACTCCTCAACGAGGTCGGACTGGCGCTCATAGCATGAACACAGCAGGCGTTCTGACTCACAGAACCAGCATGCGTCACACTGCGGACACAGGTCGGCGGTGTCAATGTTGTCCTCGTCAAAGTAATGCTGGAAGTCACAATGTGAACATGTCCACATCTCTGCCCACACCCATTCGCCATTGGCTTCACGATATGAACAGTCAACGATACCACGGTCAGCGTCAGCGTATTCCTTGGGCACATAGATAGGTGACTCGGACTGCTTAGTCCAACCACTGGTGTACATGCCCGAACCGCTGTAGGTGTATCGAGCATACTTGTAACTCGTGTTAGACCACCACACACCGTCAGCATCGTAAGCACCCAAGTCCTCGTTGATGATTGTGTAATCATTCTGCACATCAGGATTAGCAGATAGGAACACAAGTTTAGAACCAGCAGCAAACTTACTCATCTTCTTGCGCATCTTCTTGCTGTTGAGGATTGGAGAGCCACCCATCTGTGGAATCATTTCCTCTGCATAGATGCGGGTGTCAGACTTGCCATCACGCTCCTTGATAGGGAGCATGCCGTTGTGTGCCATAACAGTTTGAGTGTCACGACCAACTTGGAATGGATGACAATTCTCTACGGTCGTACCGCCATGCGTAGTAATCCTAGAGTGGAACAATGCAGGCCCACTGTGCTTAGCACGCACATCAAGAAACTCTTGCAGGATTCTGTCAAAGTCTAGACCGCTGTTGTGAATGATGCTGGTGCCGGCATGCACTGCAAAACCGAAACCATCAGGATTGTTGTAGGCACCGTTAGTGAGACTGTCGATGTCGGGTGTTGTGTATTCAGGAATAAAAGTCAGCAAACACATTGCTTAGACCCCCTTGCTTTCTGCGTATGTATTGAAGTTTGTGTATGTTTTTTGTTGGATAGTCCACTCACGGAACCTGTCCCAGTCGTGGGCGGACTTGATGGATACGGCATTGCGTGTGGCGTAGGCGTACTCAGCGACAGCGTGAGCAGCCTCGATACGAGCAATGAATGTTTGTGGGCGTAGCGTGCCCTTGAAGAAGCGCAACTCAATCGTGTTGCGGTTCTGCAAATTCAGTGCAACATAGCGGTCGTTGTTGCGCACATGAGCACCAACGGCCATGCCTTTGGTGTAGTCAAGCATGCGCTCTAACTCGTAGTCAGACCACGATGCGTACGAGGACTCAGAACGACCAGCAATCTTCTTCCATTGTTCTGCGTTGCGGTAGAACATTGACATGAAGCGGTACATGGTTGTTGGGTTCTTCTGAAAGAAGTCCTTGTTGATATGAATGTGCAAACCACATGTACGGGTGTTAGCGGAACGCATACCGATTGCAGACAACTCACTGAGTCGTTGCCATGGGAAATGCTCAGCAACAAACTCACGAGACAACGGATGTGAAACCATTTCAAAGCCGTCGTTGAGTGAGCCGTCATGCTTTAGGTAGCACCACTTGTCGTAGATGGATGATGCAAGTTCTGCACCTTCGTAACGCTCGCACTCTGTCGCTTCCATCTCCAACTCAAAGCCGGTCACAGTCTGATGACCGAAACCGAATGATGTGCTGGTGGTACTGCCGTCCTTGCGAACGATAAAGAACTGTGGGTCAGGACGATATGAGTAGTCGTGAATCAAACCGTTTTGCTCCTCGCTGCATTCGTCGCATATGTCACCGTTGTAATACTCGTCATGGCTATCACAGTAGGAGTAGTTCTGTGAACAATCAGGACAGATTGTGTTGTGATTGACAACGATTGCTTCATCCGAGTATGTGTGATACATCGAGTCGCATTCATTGCATGTCTCTCGGTGTTCGTCACAGTCATCACAAAGATGAATCGTTGTGAGGTTGCCGTTGCGACGGTTCCAATAGCCCTGATAGAACTCATGGATGTTGAGTTCATCTGTTGGGTATGTCTCGTCACACCACGAACAGTCCTGAGTGTCAGGTACTGCGTCATCGTCGTTGACTGGGTTTTCATTGATGTTTGTCATTGCTGACTCCTTTGTTTTGTTGTTGTTTGTTGGAACTCCCCAAGCATGGGGAGTTATGAACGGTGGTTGCCATTCACATCTACGACACTTAGGTCAAGGACGGGTGTCAATAACCATGTCATGCCGACATTGTTCTCACGCTCAAACATAGGCAAGTCTGCCTCGTCTACGAATGTGCGGTAGTTGGTGTCCGTGTTGATTGCTTGCCAATACAGCAACGCACCAGCGTTGCGTGCTTTGGTTGCTACACGGTCAATGTTGTTATCGGGCTTCATTTAGTTCTCCTCAAAGAAATCGTTGTCGGTGTCAAAGGTATAGAGTTCATCATCAGTAATGAACTGGCGGAAAGTAACAGCATTGTCATAACGATGGCAACGCTCAATGTCAAGACGGTCAATGGCGTTCTCAAGCCACCATGTCACACGCTTACGCATCCGATACTTCATCGGAACAACGAAACGCAAATACAACTCAGTACGCTTATCCATTATTTGTTTCCTTTCGTGAACTCGCTACGAATGCCTTGATTGAAATCGCTGACACACATTGCTTCATATATTGCTTCTTGGAATTGCCAAATCAAATTGTAAACATCTTCTTTTGACAAGTCTTCATACATTTGACTAACGACCACTTCTGCAATTTCGTCACCAATATGAATGGCTTCCATCACAACTTGTAGTGGTAATCCATTTTTCCAATCGGTCAATACAAGATGCATAGCAGTGCCTAACGCAATGCGTTCGTTGTAATCAAGTGAGTAAAGCATTACTTTGCCTCCTTAGAAACACGGCGCTCAACAACATGAGAAGAGTCATACTTAGGAACACGCACAGCCTCCCAATGAAGATAAGTCTCATACTCATCTGTGCCTGCTTCTTCCAACTCAGCCCAATCAAGGAGAATTGATTCAATGTTGTCGGTATCACGAGCAATGACACGATTGAACTCCGCAAGGAAGTTCTGAGTGTCAGTGTACGGAACACCGTTGATGGATAATGATGTAGTAGGCATGGTTAGCCCTTTCTGTGAACTCAACATTTCTATTGAGTAGCAAGGGCACCAACAACTCCCCAAGCATGGGGAGATGCTGATGCACTTGTACCCGACAGGAACTATCTAGTAACTAGGCGATACGGTCAGCCTTGATGCCGTTGCGATTGTTGAGCAAAGAACGCTCGTACTCCGCTTGGTCAGCAAGCAACTCCTGCTCAAGGCAGATGTTCTCCACATGTCGTGAAGGCTTCTTGTTGAAACCAAACAATTCAATTTCAATTTGCTCCAACATTTCAGATGTAGTCATGATTATTTCCTTTTGTTTACTGACTCGTCAGTACGGACATTTATCCGTAGACGCCCGAAGGCGTTTCGTCATCAACTACTTGACAGTATTTGCAAATGCGCTGTAAGCGTCCCACTTTGCAGACGCAGACAAACTGTTGAGAAAGCGGAACCACTCGTTAAAACTCAAACGAGTTTCGTCTGTGTCGTCATTCTTCATTGCCTCACGACAGCGCACAGCATGAGCCTTAGCGACTACTACATGCCATTCAATATCGCCATTGCTAATCGCAACAGCATCTTCCTTGGTAATCATTGTTGTTTCCTTTGTTAACTGACTCATCAGCACGAGCACTAACTCGTGGACGCCTCACGGCGTTTCGTCATGTAATGACAACTCCCCAAGCATGGGGAGATTACTTGAGACCAAGCGCCTTGATGATTTCATCACGAACGGCTGGCGAATACTTAGCGAGACGCTTGCGAGCCTCTGACGCAGTAATCGTGATAGCCGTTGCAGGCACAGGCTTGCTATCGCTCTTCGCACGCTGACCAGCAGGAGCCCAAGTGATGAAAGCGCCGATAGTCACATACTCGTAACGAGTGTCCTTGAGGAACGCTTGCTTTGCAGCCTCGTACGAACCGTACTTGCGAACAGCACGAGTGATAGCGCCAAGCGTGTTCTCAAACGACTTGAGTTTGTAATCAGTAATGCGCTTCGTGTCACTTGCGTAGAACTTGTGATACTTCGCAGGCGAATCGCCACGCTTCACCATGTCGCCATGACGCAAGCACCACTCTTCCCAAAAGTGCTCGTTTCCTTTCTTGTTGAGCAAGTCTGCCTTGCGTGATGTATTCCATGCGGTAAGTCCGCTTGCCTTGGTGGTGCTAATTGTTTTTCCTTTTGTTAGAAACTCCCCACGGTTGGGGAGTTGATGGATTAGCGAGATAGGAACACAGACAACCAGCGATGAATCGCCAGCGGGCTGTGCGCCCTCTCACCTATGAAAGTGTCGGACTTATCCTGCCTTGCTTCCTTGTGCTTGTTGGGGTTTATGCGGACACAGACACGCACACGCGCCCCCCTCGGTGTACGCCCCCCCGTGCCGCTCGACATATAAGGGACTCATCTCACGCAGGGCGAGAGCGTTGATTCTTGGATACCCCCCTAGACTAAGGGTTTATTTTACCATTTCACCTTGTTGGCCCAGTATGCTGCTGACATGGGTCCTTTGTTGATGTTGCTGGCATGCCTGTCCTGAAAGGCTTTCCGGCGTTTTGCATAGGCTGCGGATTCCCCTGCTTTCTTGGGTGAACCTTTTACACCTTGCTGTCCGAAGCGGATGGTCTTTACTTGACCACCGGACTTGGCTACTACGATGTGTGACTTCTTGGGATGGTCGGGTGTGGCCTTGGGTTTGTTGTATCCGCTAACACCGGCACGGGCTAAACGTGGGTCACGCTTGGGGGTAGGTTTGGATGGCATTGATTACCTCTATTGATAGTATCCACCCGAAGGGGATGTGGTTGATGTCGCCTACAGTTTTGGGGGAGTCCCCCTCAAACTCAAAGACGGTTCCTGCTAGGGTCAGATAGTGGTCTTGACAGTCCGGCCAAAACCGTCCTGTCGTCACAGCTATAGCATCCTCAGGTTCGTAATCCTCTACCTCATGCCAACCGGAGTGTGGCGCATAAGCGTCACGCCAACGAACCCGTAGTTCTGTCCAAGGCTGTATATGCTTAATCTGTTCGGGACTCATAACCTATCTTTCATGAACGGGGCTTCGCTTATGGCTTGCCCCGATGTATCCGCTATACCTGTCTAGAACTGCCTTTGGGGCAGTTTTCTTGCTACCCCCCCTATAGTCCCCCCCATTCGTAACCTGAGAATCATTCTCACTTTGCAGTCCATCAGACTGCCCCTCAGGTGACGAAGTTACCTATATGGGTATGAAAGAAGAATTAATTCTTACGCAGACACAGACCGAGTATTTGGACTGGCTTTGCACTGCTCCTTCTGAGCGCACTCCACCTTCCAAGAACAAGATGGCTGTTCATTTAGGTGTGGATATTACAACGCTTCGCCGGTGGGAGAAGAAGCCTAATTTCCGTCAGCAGTGGCAGGACAGGGTGGATGACATCCAGGGGTCCCCCGAGCGTACTCAGGCTGTGCTGGATATGTTGTACAACAAAGCCACACAGGATAACGATGTGAAGTCGGCTCAGTTATATCTCCAGGCTACGAACCGTATGGCTCCGCCTACGGTGGAGGTTAAGACCGACCGTAAGATGAGTGAAATGTCTGATGCCGAGCTGGACGCCTTGATTGCGTCTGTGGCTTCTAGGGAGAAGGAGACCCGTACTCTTAAGGTTGTCTAATGGACATTATAGAGTGCAAACGGTGCGGGGAGGATTACCCCGATGGATGGGCTGAATGTCCGTTTTGTGCTGCTGAACGTAAACACGATGGGCGTCATGCCGAGGATGAATGGAATTAACTGAACTTATTAATGAGCGTGAGTGGCGCTTATGTAAAGGACCTGACGATGCGAGTGATTCGGACCTTGCGGATGCTTTTGAGTATTTCTGCTCTAACTATTGGTTTATTCGCCATCCTGAACGTGGGCGTATTTTATTTCCTATGCGTGATGCGCAGAAGGAAACTGCGTACGCTTGGATATCAAACCGCAACAGTATCGTTCTCAAAGCCCGTCAGATTGGATTCTCAACCCTAGCTGCTGCGTTCGCTTTTTGGGAGGTTTTCTTTTGGTCAGACCGTTTTGAGGTTATGCTTAGCCGTACTGAACGTGAAGCTGCCAAGCTTCTACAAAAGTCTAAGTATGGGTTTAAGATGTTGCCTGACTGGATGAAAGCCCGGGGACCTGGCTTGGTTTCCGACAATCAACTGAAGATGGTGTTTAGTAATGAATCTGCTCTTGAGTCTCTTCCTAGTGGTAATGACCCTGCTCGTGGTGAATCCGTGTATCGTGTCTTTATTGATGAGATGGCCTTCCTTCCGAACTCGGAGGAAGCATGGGCGTCTATTGAGCCGATTGCCGATGTGGGTGGTCGTATTGTGTGTCTATCCACCGCTAGAGGTGAAGGCAATATATTTCATAAGCTTTGGGTCGGGTCACAGAATGGGACGAATGATTTCAAAGGTATTTTCTTTCCGTGGTCAGCTGGTGACCGTGACAACTCATGGTATGCAGTCAAAAAGGCGCAGCTTCCTGACTGGCAGCTTGCCCAGGAATACCCGTCTGACCCTGATGAAGCGTTTGTCCGGTCTGGTCGTCCTGTATTCGATATTGACATTATTCGTGCTATTGTTCCCGTAGACGGAATCAAGGGTACATTGCTTATCGATGGGGACTATTATTTTAAAGCCGATGGTGGCGCCCTTACTGTATGGGCTGAACCCGAGGCTGGTCAAGTGTATTGCATAGGGGCTGACGTTGCTGAAGGTTTACTACATGGTGACTATAGTGTAGCTCAGGTTATCAATGCTGAAACTCTTGAGGTTGTGGCTAGGTGGCGTGGTCATGTTGACCCTGACTTGTTTGGTTCTGATGTATTGTATGATTTGGGTGACTGGTATAACCATGCTTTGATTGGTGTTGAGAATAACAACCATGGGTTGACAACGCTGAAGGCGTTGCAACGTGCAGGTTATAGAAACATATACAGGCAGCGCAGACTGGCTAATCGTGCTCCTCAAGCTACCGAGATTCTTGGTTGGCGTACTACGGCTGCTTCTAAGCCGTTGGCTATTGACGAACTTGGTAAAGCTATCCGTGATGGTGAGTTAGGCATCTTTGATGAGCACACTCTTGCTGAGTTGCGAACGTTTGTTCGTGATGAAAATGGAAAGATGCATGGTTCTCCTCATGACGACCTTGTTATGGCTATTGCTATCGCCAATCAAATGCTAAAGCATGTGTGGCTTCCTGAGTATACGCCCGACTTGGCCCCACCTAAGTTCTCTTTTGATTGGTTTGCTAACCAAATTGAACCCGAAAAGAAAGAAAAGTTTGTTTTGGGTTCCTTTAACGCTCGTAAGTAACGATTTTCACATAGGTTATGGCTGAATTTAAATGTGAGCGATGTGAATCTACTTGGATTGAGGATACTTTGCCTCGCCGTGGAGAAATTTGCTTTGCTTGCCACCTTAAATCTATCCGTATTGGCTTTACTCATGGCAAATCAGAGTTTAGTGGTCCTACTATTGGTGAGCGTCAGCGTCAAACAATTGCTGCTGCAGCTAAAGAAGGTCGTACCATTGAACCTGCTGGAAGCCGTTGGGTGTAAGACGTGGAAGCGTGGCTTGTACCCATTATCGTTGCCGTACTCACAGGTCCGGTAGTTGTAATACTTCAAAAGCTACGCAACGAAAATACCAGCCAGCATGCTGAGTCTCGTGGTTTGCTTGAGCATCTTGTTATCAAGATTGATAACATTGATGACAAACTTGATGAGCATATTGCAGACCCTACACCCCATACCCGAAAGGAAATCCAATGACAAAGTTCACCAGTGGTAATGTTCGTGCGCTTGTGCGCTCACTCACAGTTTTGGTAACCGCATTCGGTTTAGACCTCAGTGGAGAACAAGTCGCTTCTATTCAGCTTGTAGTTGAATCAGCACTGCGTCTTGTGTATGTTAAGAAAGAAGCCTAATGGCCCGTCCTACTCACCGCAGTACACTCGCTAACTACCGGGGAAAGATTGACAATTCCCGCAAGTGGCGCAAAGAAGAAAAATACGATAAGCTTTGGCGTCGAATGATTGACCTCTACCGAGGCAAGCATTTCGACCACGTATCCAGTGAAGACCAAATGCTTATTAATGCTGCATTCTCTACTATCAACGTTATCGCACCCAGCGTCGCAGTAAACCACCCCAAAATTACTGTCGGCGCTAGGAAACCCGAAGATGGAGATAAAGCCATCATTACAGAAGCCATCATTAACTACTGGTGGCGTCACTTTGATTGTCAGAAGCAACTGCGTCGAGCAGTTGATGACTATCTGATTATCGGACACAGCTGGTTAAAGGTTGGATATAAGTTTGTTGAAGAGGAGCGCAAAAAGCCTAAGGCTGCTCCGCTTCCAATGTCTGATGCACCTGCTCCCGGACAAGAAATGGAAGACGAATCTTCCGACCTTGATTCAGTTGCAGAAGATTCACCAATGGAAACAGAAATTGTCGTTACCGAGGACCGTCCATTCGTTGAGCGTGTTTCTCCTTTTGACGTTTTTGTAGACCCTGACGCAACCTCTCTTGAGGACGCTAAGTGGATTGCTCAGCGCATACGTCGTGGACTGTTGGACGTTCGTAGCGACCAGCGCTACAACCGTCAGGCACGAAATGATGCACAGGCTACCCAGTACAACAAGTGGGCCGGCGATGAAGAACGTCCTCGTGCATCCAAAGACGACCGTGACGCCTATGTTGACGTGTGGGAATTTTATGACATTAAGCGTGGAACAATGGCCGTATTCTGCAACGGTTCGGATGGTTTCCTAGTTAACCCTACACCAATGCCATACGCTTTTGGTCATCCTTTTGTGATGATGCGCAACTACGATATCCCTGAACACTTCTACCCAATGGGTGAACTTGAAGCTATTGAGCCTTTGCAGTACGAGCTTAACGCTACACGTACACAAATGATGAACCACCGCAAGCGTTTCTCACGTAAGTGGCTGTACAAGGAAAATGCCTTCGACACCCCAGGCCGTGACGCCCTAGAGTCGGATGAAGATAACGTAATGGTTCCCGTCATCAGCGATGAGCCGTTGCAATCCGTTGTGCAAGCTATGCCTGCTGTGGTTAACCCTCCTGACATGTATAATCTGACCAATCAGATTATGCAGGATATGGACCGTGTTTCAGGTGTTGCAGAGTTTATGCGTGGTGGTGCTTCGGAAATTAACCGTACCGCTACCGAAGCTGCAATGATGCAGGATGCCATGAACGCACGCACATCCGATAAGCTTGCTGAAGTTGAACGTGCTATTGCATCTTCTGCTAAGCGTCTTATTGGCTTGGCTCAACAGTTCCTTACCGGCGAACATGTTGCCCGTGTTGTCGGTTCTATGGCAATGCCTATTTGGGTCAACTTTGACCGTGACTACATCATGGGTGAGTTTGACTTTGAAGTTGAAGCTGGCTCTACACAGCCGGTTAACGAATCATTCCGCCGTCAAATGGCGTTGCAGATGGTTGATGCCATGGCACCATTCGTTGGTGCTGGAATTATTGATATGAGCGCTTTGGCTCGTCACGTATTGCAGTTTGGTTTTGGTGTTAAAACACCTGAAGCTTTCCTTGCTCCACCACCTCAACAAGGACCCGTTGGCCCTGATGGTCAGCCAATGTCTCCTGAAGGTGCACCTCCACAAGGTCCACCACAAATGGGAAATCTTCCACCAGGGCTTGACCCTGCTGCGATTATGGAAGGGGCACCACCTCAGGGTGGCATGCCGCAACCTACAAATATTCCACCGCAAGTTCTCGCTATGATTGAGAACGCAACGGGTGGTTTACCAAATACAATGTAACGAATTAACCTACTATTTAGAGCAACCTTTTAGGACTCTGGAGACACATGGAAATTGAAAATTTTGAATCTGAAGCCGTAGACCCCATTGAGTATGATGGACAAGTTGATGGTGGAGAAGAAACTACTACTGAAGAGTATACTCCCGAGTATCTCGACTATGATAACTTTGCCGACAAGTATGTCAAGGTGACGTTGGATGGTGAGGAACTTGAAGTACCACTCAAGGAGGCGGTTTCCGGATATCAGCGTCAAGCGGATTATACCCGCAAGACGCAGCAACTAGCAGAAGAACGTAAGAACGTACAATTCGCTCAGGCAATCCAACAAGCGTTGGACAATGACCCTGCAGCCACAGTTGAACTTCTTAAAAGCCATTATGGTTTAGCACAGCAAGACATTCTTGAAGAAGATGACTTGTGGGCAGACCCAATGGAAAAACAGTATAAGCAACTTGAAAAGCGTTTGGCCTCATTTGAGGAACAGCAAGCGATGAACGAGCTTGAACGTACTATTAACGGACTTCAGCAAAAGTATGGAGATGACTTTGACGCAAATGAGGTTGTTTCATCAGCCCTTGCTCAGGGCACTAGCAATTTAGAGGCGGTGTACAAGCAAATGGCTTTTGATAGACTTTTTAGCAGAGAGCAGGCACAACGAGAGTTGCAGTCACGCAAGACTCAGCAGGAACAAAAAATTGTTCAGGCTAAGCGGTCTAGCGGGATTGTTGCTGGAGGTTCGTCAGCTCAGGGTTCATCTGCAGACTCAGCACCTATCACTTCACTAAGGGATGCTTTCTCTGCTGCTAAACAGCAGTTAGGTATCTCAAACTAATTATCATAAGGAGTTAAAATGCCGAACGCAAATTTTGACGCACTACTTTCAACTACGCTTGCCAACTACCGTGACAAGCTTACCGACAACGTGTTCACCGCACGTCCTCTCACATACTGGCTTTCAGACAAGGGTCGCATTCGCACCGAGTCCGGCGGTACCAAGATTGTTGAACAATTGATTTATGGTCAGAACGACACTGTTAAGTCGTACTCAGGCTATGAAACACTTGCTTTGACACCTCAGGAAGGTATCACAGCTGCAGAATACGATTGGAAGCAGTATGGTGCTTCAATCGCTATCAGCGGTATCGAAGAAGCAAAGAACAATGGCGAGCATGCCATCATTGACTTGCTTGAAGCTAAGATTATGCAGGCTGAAGAGTCATTGCGTGAAGGTTTCAACCAAATGTTCTTTAGCAACGGTACAGGAAACTCAGGCAAGAACTGGAACGGCCTTGGCAACATCATTGAGCGTGGCAACACACTTGGTGGTATTGACTCGTCAGTTGTTACAGCTCCTGGAGTTGTTGGCAACGAGTTTTGGAACTCATACGAGGAAAACACCGCAGGTGCTTTGACCTTGCTGCAGATGGCAACCGCATACAACAGCGTGTCTGTTGGTAACGACCATCCCGACCTTATCCTTACGACACAAACATTGTTTGAAAAGTATGAGTCGCTGCTTCAACCACAGCTTCGCTACACCGACACCAAGACCGCAGAAGCTGGATTCCAGAACTTGCTGTTCAAGGGTGCTCCAATCATGTATGATGTGCACGCTCCTGCCGGAACGATGTTCTTCATTAACTCCAAGTACCTCAAGCTTGTTGGTCACTCCGACAAGTGGTTTGCACAGACTGATTTCGTTCGCCCTGAAAACCAGGACGCTCGTTTCGCTCTTATCATGTGCTACGGTAACCTTGTTTGTTCAAACCGTGCAAAGCAGGGTAAGCTTACCGCAAAGACTGCGTAAGTTAACCATATTGTTTGGGGGGCGCAAGCCCCCCTCACTCTATTCACTTAATAATTAAGGAGTTAAAATGGCCTCTAAGAAGTCATCATCGTCGGAGGACGAGTTCGGTAACAAGGTGGTCATGCCACGCAAGGTTACTTCAAACGCACAATCAATTCGTTCTACAGGGAAAGACAAAACCACTGGTTCTCGTAGTGGTTCTTCGCTTCGTGCACGTGGTGTTGAAAAGGGAAGTCCTCGTCGTGTAACAGCTACGGGTGCACAATCAGCTCGTGCTGCTGGAGCAGAATCTAAGCGTGGACGTGGCACACAGCCTTCATCGGTCCATGCTGCAGGTGCAAGAGCAAAAGCTAATGCTACTGCTCCACGTTCAGCTCGTGCTGCTGGTGCAGAGTCTAAGACACGCACACGTTCTGCAATGACTGGCGGAACCGCTCGTTCTACCGGTGCAGAGCGTATGGGTGTAACCGGCAAGCGTGGCGGTTCTTCGCTTCGTGCACGTGGAGTTGAAACTGGTGGAGTAAAGAAGGCAGCTTCTAAAGCTTCTTCTTATCCTCAGTCTGTTCGTGCTGCTGGTGCTAAGGCTAAGGCAAACGATACTCAGCCTTCGTCTTTCCGTGCTCAGCGCTTCGGAAAAGGTGTAAAGGGTGCTAGTGCACAGGTTAAGCCTCGTGTTAACCAGTCTATGCGTGCTGCAGAGTACGGCAAGAAGAAGCCTGGGAAATACTAGGTTATGCCTAAAGTTGGTAAGAAAGAGTTTCCTTATACCGCAAAAGGAATGGCTATGGCTAAGGCTGAAGCCAAGAAGAGCGGTAAGAATGTTGCTACTAAGAAATCTGCGGCAGCAAAGAAACCTGACCCTAAAAATAAAAAGTATTCTTCTTCTGCAGCGGATTTTCGTAAAGCAGACCAAGAATCCATGAGAATCTACAGGGAAACAAAACGTAACCCTAAGGACGCAAATGGTAACTCTTATTTTGGTGCTGGTGGACAAAAAACACCAATGGGACAATCTCCAAAAGTTCCTGGCAGAAGTATGCCTCCTGGTACTCCATGGAAAGAACGTAGTCCTTCGGGGAAACGTCCATCTTCTTCCCCTAAAAGACCTCCAGTAGGACCACGTGTTCCAAAACCAAAAACAACGACAACGACAACAGTACCTAGAGGGCTGGCTCAGTCTTCTGTAAAGAAAACCAAAAACGTTGCCGGTGGTTTGGCGTCTTCATCCACAAAGAAGAAAATTAAGTAACGAATCACCATATAGGGTATGAGTAAACAACTTGCACACACCCTATATGGTGAACCAGTTAAAGGTATCCGACCTGCGGGCGAAGCCCCGGGTAGTCGCCTGGCACCAGCGGGTGCGCCCTATGTTGGGCGCAACCGTTGTGTTGCTAATGAGGATACATGTGAAGGCCCTAAAGCTAAGGGCACAGAGTATTGCGCAGGTCACCTGCGTTCAATGGCTAAAAAGGAAGTTTAATGGCTACTACGGCTGAGCTTACACAATTTGTATGGGATGTGATGGACCTTGAAGAAGTGGACCTTCCGGGCGCACTTGTGCGTCAGTTTATGCGTGATGGCTTTGACCGTATTGTTAATCTTGAACGCCGTTGGCCTTTTTATGAGTCGTCATACACTCTTAATACAACCCCTAGTCAGCGTGATTATCCTATTGGGTCTATTGGCGCTGGAGACTTACGAGAAGTAGTTTCTATTCTTGACAATAGTTCTGCCGGTAATCGTTTAACGATTACATCTATTGACGATGCCGAGGCTTTGTGGCATGGCTCGTTTGACGTTCCTACTCGTCCTTTGTTTTATACTGAGTGGGGCGAAACTATAAAGCTTTACCCCAAGCCTGATGCTGTCTACCCTTTGTCTGTCCGTGGATACCGCAAGCCCAGCTATACGTGGGTGACTGACACTACGTTGCAACCTGATTTGGATTATCGTTTCCATACTGCGTTAGCTTACTATGCTATTTCCCAGGCTTATAAGCGTCAGGAAGATACTGAGATGACCAACCAGTACAAACAGTCTTTTGATGAGGCTGTGCAGTTGGCCAAGCTGGAGATTATGCGTCCTCCTTCTCATCGTCCGATGATTATGTCACGTGGTTATGTTCGTCCGTCGTCTAAGTATTGGCTTGAATCTATGGGGCGCACCTTAGGACAGTAATGGCTAGTTTGCAAGTTGTTCGCCAGGATGATTTTACTGGTGGTTTGAATCTTAGAGCCGACCAGTTTCAGTTGGGACCTAATGAGTCTCCTAAGATGTTGAACGTTGAGATTGACCCCCGTGGTGGCGTGTTCTCTCGTGGCGCTATGCGTCGTATTAACGACTCTAGTATAGCTGCTCACTGGTTTCCTAAAAATATGTTTCCTTTTTACGGTGAAGTATATTATGCCATGATGAGTACCGGAAACTCAGGCGGTGTAGATGGTAGTGTTTATTATTCAACTGGTTCAGATTTTAGCAACTTGTCTATTCCTGTCGGATACGAACATGGAGCTTCTTTTGCGCCGTGGGGTAAAACGTTGTTTATTACGGGTGGTCCAACAAAAGTTTCTCATAAATGGAATGGCACAACTAAAACTGCCTTAACTGCGAGTGGTCCCGTATGGCAGAACAGCTACGCAACTCCAACCATTACTCCTGAGTATTTCCCCCAGGCTGCACACTCAATCACTCATGCCGGTAAAATATTTGTTGCTAACACAAGAGAGAACGGCTTGCCCCGACCAAACGTTCTTCGCTGGTCACATCCAAACAATCCAACCAACTGGGCTGAGCAGGACTTTATTGAAATCAATGACGGTGGTCAAGAGATTACAGGCCTTGCTTCATTTGGTGGACATCTTCTTGTATTCAAGAACAATGCTGTATACGCTATCTTTGGTTACGACTCCGATACTTTCCAAGTTGTTGAGATTTCTCGCAATGTTGGTGCAGCAACGCCACAGGCGATTTGCACCACAGAACGTGGTGTTTACTTCTTTTCATATCCCGATGGTTTAATGCTTTACAACGGCACAAATGTTGTTGATATTTTTGAACCTATTCGTCCGGCAATTATTGATGGTAACATCAAGGTTGCAGCAATTAATAGTGTTTGTGTTAACTATATAAACCGTCGTGTTTGGGTCTCTGTTCCATATAGTGAAACATCCACCCCCACATATACAACCGCTGTTTTTGTTTATGACCCTAGCGTTTCTCAGCGTGGTGCTTGGTTAATGTTTAGCACCTGGGATTCTAGGGGTGTTTCGGGTGGGTGTACTTTTGTTCAGAAGAATGGTGACACGCTGCATCTTGCTGCCCATTCGACTTCTCCGAATGTACTGGAGGTTGACCAGTACACCAGTGGATTTGATAACACTGCTGGCTCCAATCAGCCGTTCTTTTCTAGGTACAGAACACGCTGGGTTGACGCTGGTTCCTACAGTCAACGTAAAATGTGGCGTCGTCCTGATGTTGTTGTTAAACAAGCAAGCTTTAATGCTAGTTTAAATTTTGATATTTTCTCTGACTATGAAGAAGCGAGCGTTGTTAAAAACTATAGTGTTTTTATCCCCAGCGCCAGTGCCGGCATGATTTGGGGCGTTAATAGATGGCTTGAATCTAATTGGGGAGCAAACAATGTTGGTTCTCAAATCATTAACGCTCGTTCTATTGGTTTAGCTAAAGCTATTCAGGTTGAGTTTTCAGGAACCCCGGGCGTGCCTTGGGGTATTAATAGTTTTACTTTAAAATACAATCCACGAAAGGTGACTAAATAATGCCTAGTTTAAATTTTCCACACACTTTAAGCAATAACACGGTTGCTGATGCAAACCATGTTATGGCCGACCTTAACGCTATCAGGGACTTTACAAACACAGAGGTTGTTCGTACTGATGGTTCTGTTAAGGCTAGTTCTTCTGCTATTGCTGATTCGGCCATTACTAATGCAAAGATTGATTACACTACTGTTCCTCGTTTAACTGTTTCTACTAGTGCAGCCACAGGTGGCAAAGCTGGCGATGTTTGGATTGTAGTTTAAGACATGACTTTTAGGGCCAATAAAAACGGCAGCTGGGTTGGTGGTGATGACCAATCCCAAGGAACTACCGTATATGGGAAACTAGGCAATGATTGGCTTTACGCTAAAAGCGTTTGGGCAAACAACAATGGTACATGGACACGTGCATGGACTGACTGCCGTCAGCATGATGCTGGTGGTCGTGACTGGGGTTCGTCGTCTTCTTCCTCAACTGTTTCTTGTGGTGGTTGTGGTGGTTGCGGAACTAACACAAAAGTTGTCACTACTGTGACATACACAAAAGAGGGTTGCCCTGTTTATACCCGTGCTTCTGAGACCGGCTGTACCGGCTGTACCGGTTCTTGGAGCGCTGTGTCCTCTAGCACTCTTACTTTTGATGGGGTTGAATACACCTATGTCGGTCCTGCCGGTTATTACGCTGTGTATGGAATTGGAAACCCGTCGGTGCCAGGATGTGGTTCGTGTCCTACAGGCTGCTACAGAGAAGGCAGTTACTTCATAGAGGTGTGCAACCTCGGTGGTTATCGTGGACAAACATCCCCATTGAGCTGTAGTATTTGTGCCAACATTTTTGGTGAACCATGTTAGGAGTAAAAAATGGATGAAGTATTGATTAAGTATTTGGTTGTTGAAGTTGATGGGGAGGTAGTGACTTTGTTTCAAATTCCTTCGCTCAGTGATGGTGGAAGATTTGAAATGATTGAAGCTGCATTGGAAAGCAACCCCGTATTGAGACTTGTAGACAGTGCTAAAGTCGGAAGTATTTGGAATGGAGTGGAGTATATAACACCATGAGTCCTTGGCAGGAATGGAAAAAACGCAATCTAGAAGCGCAACAAGCAGGCAGGGTAACCCCTGCTGCGTTGTTGAACCCCGACACACCTGAAGTGTCCGGGGACGTTGCCGACTCCCGTCTTGCTGTCTGTTCTGAATGCCCCGAATACATGGCTACAAAACAATGTAAACAATGCGGTTGTTTTATGCCTCTAAAGTCAAAGCTACTTCATGCTTCATGCCCGCTAGGTAAATGGTAATGACAGAGACACCACGCAACAATCCTCCTGAACAAATATGGACTGCCCCTCTAATGGAAACATTACGGGGAGCAGATTCACGCACCCTACAACATATTTTTACCAGTCTTAAAGAATATCTTAAAGGGATTGACGCAACCATCTCCAGTAACTACTACAACCTTGTTATTGGTTCTGTTTCTCAAGGTGTTGCCGGTGCAAGCATTACGGGCACATTCCCTAGCCAAACTTTAAATCTTAGTTTACCTCAGGGCGCCACAGGACCTACTGGTCCTGCTGGCCCACAGGGTCCTGGTGGTTTCTCAACTTTAAACCTTGATGGTGGACAGCCTGATTCTGTGTATGGTGGTTTACCTTTGATTGATTCGGGTAATATCTAATGGCTGTTCAAATTCAATATCGTCGTGGTACCGCTTCTCAATGGACTAGCGTTAACCCTGTGCTTGCCCAGGGTGAACCTGGCTACGAATACAACACAGGCAAGTTCAAGGTCGGCAACGGTGTAGATACTTGGAATGTTTTGCCGTATGCCAGTGGTCCTATTGGTCCTGTTGGTCCTGCTGGTCCAACTGGACCTGCTGGACCTATTGGTCCTGTGGGTCCTCAGGGTGCTGTTGGGCCTATTGGTTTAACTGGTGCTACTGGACCTACTGGATTGACGGGAGCTACTGGTGCTACTGGACCTCAGGGTATTCAGGGTCTAAAGGGAGACACGGGGGATACTGGTCCTCAAGGCATCCAAGGTTTAAAGGGCGACACGGGCGCCACAGGAGCCACTGGAGCGACCGGACCGCAGGGTTTGAAGGGCGACACAGGGGACACGGGTCCTCAAGGCTTACAGGGCCTTACAGGGGCTACTGGAGCGACTGGAGCTACAGGCGCACAAGGTCCCAAGGGTGATACTGGCGATACTGGTCCTCAGGGACCCATTGGTCTGACTGGAGCCACTGGAGCAACCGGTGCTGACTCTACTGTCCCTGGGCCTACTGGTCCTACCGGTCCTGCTGGACCAACTGGTCCTGCTGGACCAACTGGTGCTACGGGGGCTACAGGCGCCACTGGCGCTACTGGTCCTGCCGGTGGTTTTAATTCAACACAAATCATTAACGCTCAACATAACGCAACTTATTCTTTGGTTCTTTCAGACCTTGGAAAGATGATTACAACAAGTCATGGAAGTGCCGTAACAATAACTGTCAACTCAGGCTTGGGTTTAGTGCCTGGACAGTCTATTGATTTTCTTCAAATGGGCAATGGTCAGGTAACCATAAATCCTGGAACGGCTACAGTTCACGGTACTCCTGGTTTAAAGTTTAGAGCAAAACATTCTTCTGCAACATTGTTTTGCACGGCAACAGACGAGTACGTTTTAATTGGCGACTTGAGTGCATAATGCCAATCCGTAGAGGAACGTTTGCTTCAAGTGTTAATGAACTGCCGTCTGCAAGTATTAACTCTGTAACTAACTTCAATCAGAATCAAGCAACATTTAATGCTACGGTTAGTGCCAACGCTGCAACTACTACCGTTTATTACGACTATTCTACCAGTTCGTCTTTTTCTTCTTTTGCAACAGTAACAGCAACAATGGGACTTACTGGCCAAAATCAATCAGTACCTTTTACTGTTACGGGGCTGTCAATAGGTACGGTATATTATGTTCGTGTGCGCGCTGTTAACGCAGTAGGTTCGGTCACTTCAGGAAATACGCTATTTACTACTTGGTCAGTAAAGACATACACCAACACGACTGCTGGCTCTTTTTCTGTTAGTGTCCCTTCAATACCTGGAGTTTCTCCTTCTATATTTGAAATGATTGCATATGGCGGTGGTGGTGGTGCAAACTATGCTGGCGGAGGTGGCGGTGGGTACCGTCTTGCTGCTAGTCATGTATCATCAGTTGCCGGTACGCAAACAGTTAGCGGAACTGTTGGCGCAGGTGGTGCAGGTGGAAATGGTGGAACTGGCGCTGGTGGAGCTGGCACAGGCGGGAACACAACTTTAACTGTTGGCTCTACAACATGGACTGCTGGCGGTGGAGGAACTGGTGCACACCCAGGAAATTGTGGTGCACCAAACGGAACTGGTGGTTCCGTTGGCTCGGGAAACAATTCAGCACGAAGCGGTGGGAACAACACCTACGGCTACTACTATAGTTACGCATGTAACCCCTATAGCTGCAACCCTTATGCTTGCAACCCGTACTGCTGTGCTACTGATAAATTCGGTAACTGTACTCAAACCTGCTATGAAACCTGCTATCAAACCTGCTATCAGACCTGCTACGCCTACGACTGCAACTATTACGCAGGTGGTGGCGGTGCGGGCACAGACTCGGGTGGCGCCTCTGCCTCAACACAAAACAGCACCTCTCATGTTGGTGGTGCAGGCGGTGCCGGCGGTGGAGCCTACGGTCTTCGTGGTGGCAACGGTGGCGGTGGTCGTGGAACGCAGGGTGTTGGAGCAAACGGCTCTGTCCCAGCAGGTTCGGGACCAATTGTAGGAACTGGTGGACAGGGCTGGTTTGGTTCCGGTGTCGCTGGTGGTGTAACATTTAAATACTATGGACCATGAGGAAATTATGATTACGGCAAAACCATTTGATATTAACGTTATTAAAACACATAAATTATTTTATGTGTTGGATTACATAACTGGAAACATTGTAGAACTATACAGGCGTACCCCCGCTGGTGACGACCCGTTTACAGATGCTGAAGTGTTTACAATGCAGGACGGTCATCTGCTTGTAGCGATTAACCATCCATTTAAATATTCTGCAAATAGCTGTTTGATTGCCAAGCAAGAAGACATCGAAGAGGTTGTTAATCTTGTGGCGTGGGAGCGTCTTGTCGATTTTTATGATACAGACATTGACAATACAGACCAGGGATTTTTTGCTTTTTGTGATTCTCAAGCCCTTTTTGACCCAAGTGTAGAATGGCGTTGCGACAATACGTTGTACGGTCCACATACTTTTGTACGGGAGGATGGTCGCATTGTTCCAACGATTAACAAGATACGAGCATATGAAACAATAATGTCTGTACACGGTGTTGGGTATTTAATTTACCTTCATTTACATGATGATGAAGAAGTCCGTGAAAAATATAAAAACAACTCAGAAGTTCCCTGTGTTGGGCTTACTCTTTCAGAAGCATTTAAACTTTTACATGAATGGTCGGAAGTCACTAAAGAGCCGTTTAACAGCACGCAAGATATTGCTATAAAGGCGTCACAGTTTTTAGATGTTTTTGGGTTTACATCAGACTTGGTTGACAACCAAAGAGACATGCAAGTTGTCAACTACCTCAAGGGCAGTGAACAGGCTCGTCTTCGCCCTACCGGTGTTGTTCCAAACAAGCCAGAGCTTGTTGAGTTTGTAAAAAAGCGCATGGCATCTAGTTCTGTTGCCCTTCTGTGCTCGCTTTATCCAGGATTGTTTAATTTTCAGGAAGTTCTTGAGTTGGAAATTTCTGAGCTTAAAGCTGGTATTGAACGCTTCCGGGAATACTACGGTATTCCTGAAGATTGGGAAATAACCGAAACGGAAAGAATCATTAAACATTGTGAGATTTACATCCACGATACGGTCGGGCCTTACGTGCACAACCAGCTAAGGCTCTTTAGGAACAAGTCTTTAATTCTTGAGCAATTATTAAAAGGTAACGAAACAGAGGTTTAATATGGCAGATTTCGATTATATGGGGTACAACCAAAAGAAGCGTGCAGCTGGTTCGGGCTACGCCTCGAAGCAGGCTGCCAATACGTATGCCAAGTTTTTGTCTCAACAGCGTGGTGCACGTAAGAAGTTTGATGTTCAACAGGGTTACGAGAAGCAGGCTCCCAAGGTTGTTGGTGGGTTTACTAAGCGTGGTTTGGCTGGACCTGGTGTTCAGTCCGGTATTTATCAGAAGGGTTTGACTGATTTTGCTCAGCAGAACTTCCGTGATTTGGCTGACATCAATGATGAACAGGACCAAGAGATGCAACGTTTAGAGTTTGAGGGTAAGCAAAATACTGCTGAATATGACCAGCAGATTGCAGAGTTAGAGGCACAGAAGCAGGCGAGCATTGCTTCGGCTGCTGCGACGTTATCGGCGTTTAAGCCGTTTTTAAGTTAGGAGACTAAAATGGCTGAGAAAAGTTGGAAGTATAACAAAACAACAAAAAGATGGGAAGAGGTAAAAACAAGCCCCAAAACCGCCCCTGCAACCACAAGCACAAAGGGTGCAGGAAAAGCTGGAAAGGCATCTACCACGCCTACTACGAGCCAGCTTGGTCCCCAAACCCCAGGCACGGTAAATGTATTTAATTCAAAGACTCGCCAATGGGAGAAGAAAAAGAGCGTTCCATGGACGGATGACGAACGAGAAAGATATGGATTTTCCGGGGATTATGTAGACTCAAGGACTGCCAACGCTATTCTTCGTGAACGTCGAGCAAGAGATAAGTATGGTGCTCCTACAGACGAAGAAATTGACACGGCAGAGACTAACGCTTATAATGCTGGCGCCACCACTGGCGCTGGTAGCGGTAAACGAGGCGGAGACCCTTATGCTCGTCTTCTTGCGACACTTCGTGGTTTGGGCGACTCTGCAGCTGGAAACATCAATAGTTCTATGGATGCTTTGACGCAGACGCTTCAGGGTCAGGCTAATCCGTTTGCCGACTTCAAAGCACAACAAACACAAACGACTCCGGAGCTGTCTCAGCTTCTTCAGTCTCAGGGTGTTTCTCAGGACCCCCTTCAGCAGTTTGCTGCAGCTATTAATGCACAGAACCAAGGACAGGCTACTGCTTTCCAAAATCAAGCTAACACAATGCGAGATATTTACGGAGCTAATCAGGCTGGTTCTATCAGTGACGTTGCTCAGCAACGTTCTGATTTAATGGCTCAACTTCAGGGTAATGTTTTTGGTACAGGTGCAAAACTTATGGGTAAGCAGGCTCCTGACCGTAATGCTATTTTGCAGATGATTCTTCAATCCATGAAAGCAGGTAAATAAATGGACCCACAAGTTGTTCAAATGTTGATGCAGTATATGGCTGCTGCTAAGGGCGGAAACAAGAACGTTGGCGCTATTTCCAACAATCTCAGCGACCCTGTTTTGCTTGCAATGGCTGGCGTTATTGACCCTTATTACGGCACTGGTGCTGGTAGCACAACATACGGCCAGTTTGCAAATGACCCTAGCACACCTGCTGCTGTTAGGGCTGTTATGGATTATGTTGACCAGGGTATGAATCAGTATCAAATTGAGGCTCAAATCAATAGTCTTGATGATGATGTTATCAAGGATTCCGGTTACACTGATGAAATGCTTATCTCTATGGGTCGTGACATGGTTAAGGAAGGCGGTAAGAAGGGTTCCAATGTGTTCACCAAGGCCGGTCTTCGCAATCCTAATGACATCTATACAGAGGCAGATGTGCCAATGACTGGTGGCATGCTTAAGCTTTTGGAGAATCAACAAAAGCGTAAGAAAGAATTTCAAGGTAAAGCTACCGAGGCTAAAAGTAACTTATACAAAGCCGAGAGAGCAATGAATGCTGACGATGACGAACTTCAAGGCTACCTTGACAGCGTAGACAATTCAGATATGGATTATCGTTTTAAGGCTGCTACAAAAAGGAAATTTAAAGAAGACGCTAAAAAGAAAGGCCCGAACAAAAATCAGCCCTATCTTGATTACGAATATGCCCAAGCAAAGCAGGACCAAGAAGCAGCAGATTATGCTGCAAGGGAATTTGACGAGCTTGAAAAGTCAATCCGTCGAGGAGCTCTTAGGCGTGCTTCTGAGAAGGGTCAGACTCCGTTTACGGACCAAACATCTACTCTGTTGAAGTTCATCGCTGGAACTAAGTAACGATTTAAACATATAGTATGGCTAATCCGTATACAGATATGCGGGCTATCACTGCCCGTCTTGGGCAGGTTCAGCCCCGTGGTATGTCCGCCCCTGGCGGGCTGAATCCGACTTCCCCAACTCGCTCTAAAGAGTCTATCCAGTTGGGTCGAGCAGCCAACAAGTTTGCTATTCAAAACCCACAGCTTCGTGAAGAGATTGAACGCATCGCCAGCGGTTCTCGCAATGAACAGCCTAGTGGATTTATGGGTACTGTTCTTGGGAACCCCATTGCAAAGACAGCTCTGAAGGGTCTTGAAGCTTTTGCTATTCCCGGTCGTGCTGTTGTATCAACTGCTCGTGAGCTCACAGACGCTTTTGATGGTGACGACAAAACCAAGGCTAGCTTTGGCGACTTTGGCAAGCAGGTCAAGGATTCACAGTTTGGTTTTGGTAAAGCGTTTAAGATTAATACTGGAAGCATTTGGCTTGACAGGGCTATTGGTTTTGTTGGTGACGTTGCTCTTGACCCGTTGACGTACGCAACCTTTGGTGCGTCCGCCGGTCTTAAGGGTGTTACTGGTTCTGCTAAGCTTGGAAACTACGCTCAAAGGACAACCCTAGCTGCAAAAGTTTTGGAGAATACTGGCGACGCTGCACTTGCTGCTAATGTCGCCCGTCGTGGTCGTGTTGCTTTGCGCAACAACCCCGAAGTTCTTGAGAGGGTTGGTGCCAACAAGTTTGGTGTGTACTTCTTTGGCAAGCGTGTCAAGGTGGGTAAGGACGGTATGGGTTGGCGTGTTCCTCTTAGTGGAACTATTGGTGAGATTGGTGAGTCAACTCTTTCTCGTGCCCGTCTTGGTATAACGAATACACGCATGGGCAAGTACATGCAGAAGATGACCATGCCAAAGGATTTCTTGGATATGCGTCTTGGTGTTTCTCGTGGCACTTTGAATCCCGAAGACGCTGCTGATGCTTTGAAGTTGTTCCAAATTGTACCTAAGCAACGTTTGGCTCGTGCTTCTGCACAGCAAACACTTGAACAGCAGTTGATGGGTATTCTCAAGTCAGAGGAACCAAACCTTGAGTCCTATCGCAAGACTGTGTATAAGTTTATTGAAGACCCAACTAAGCTTGCTGCTGCTAGCGACGCTGAAAAGCGTGCGTATGCAGTGTGGAAGGGGTTCTTGGATTCACAGTTTGAAGCTGTTTCTTCTGCATGGAAGAACGTTGACGAGGCTGCGGACATTGGAAAGACAGAGAATTATTTCCCTAGAGTGCGTAGCGATGAGGCTCAAAGATATATGAACTCTGATTCTGCTGGTGCTTCGGATGTACGTGCTATTTACATGGATGACCCTTTTGCTTTGCCCGGCGCTTTCACTCCTCGCTCTTTGCGTCCTGGGAAGAAATGGCTTGGCGGTTATATTCTAAAAGACACAGACATGACGACGGCACGTCTTAACGAGATTGGCCGTGTACATGGTGGTCTTGATTTTGATTTCTTTGAAACAGATGTTGTTGATGTTATGCGCAAATACATCTCGGACACTGCTGACGAGTTGGGTATTATTCAGCGTAACGCTGATTTGAAAGAAACCGGTTTCTTGAGGCGTATCGAGGAGCAACGTATTCGTGAGCTGGAGATTGATGAGGATGATATTGCTTCTGCTCGTGCTTTCTTGGATGAGCAGAACAATATGTTGGTTGGTGTTGAGCAGGATTTTCGTAAGGCGATAACTGACCTTGTTGATAATGTTCGTTCTGAAGAGGCTCGTGTAACTCAAGGTCTTGCTACTGGTGAGCGGTTGACGTACGACATGAGTAAGTATCTTTACGACATGATGGCTGATGTCACTCGTAAGTCTCAGTATGTTGCTACGTTAAAAGAAACTCTTTCAAAGCTTTGGGGTAAAGAATCTGAAATTCCGATGTATGCCCTTAGTGATGATTTCCCTGTTATGTTGCGTCCTGTTCTTGGACAGTATGACGAAATGGTTAAAGACCTTGAAGACTTTCGTGTAATTATTGAGGAACTTCATGAGCAGTCAATGAAGGCAGGGTATGACACGCTTGCTACAAAGGAGGCTTTGCGTCAGATTGAAGAGGCTGGGAAGGCTTCTCACCAGTCGATGAAAGAAGCGCATGAGTCTATTAAGTCTTCTATGGAGATTGGTAACGCACTTGAGGGTAGTTGGGAATCTTTGGTTAGGGGTGGCTCGCCTCGTCCCAGCAATGCTGCAGCACGACAGGTTGTTAACGACATTCGTGACATCTTTGGTATACGAGATAATATTTCTAGAAAGAAAACACAAGCAGCAAGAGCTAAGGCTCTTGGCAGTGAAGGTGTTTTAAAGAATTTCCTTCGTGGCAATGTTGAGGCGGGCTCTAAAGAAGCAAGGGTTTACGATTTCTATTTGTCAAACTGGAAACGTGTTGCTGGCGAGGGGCAAGCTGGACTTAAGCCTAGCAATGTTTCCGAAATGTCTGAAGAGCAGTTCTTTAATATTGTTTTGAACTCTTCTTCTCCTGATGTTAATATTGTTGATTTGCGCAAGGCGTCTTTGTATGCGCTTGGTCGTGACATTAAACTTTACAACGCCGAAAAGGTAGAAGACCTTCCTAAGTTTGTGCAAAGATACCACAGTCGTTTGTCTGACATGTTGGCTGAAGCCGAGTGGGCAGAGGCAACTCGTGTTGCACGTTCAAAAGCTAAAAAGACATTTGAAGAGCAGGAGCAAGCTTTGCGTTCACAGTGGGGTGCAACGTATGATGAAGCTATTTATTTGCGTGACACGATAGGTGACTATTCTGACGTAATTCGTTTTGTTGATGAAGACATTTCTAGAATGCTTGGCTCTGACTGGGAAACACTTCCTTTTGATGATTCTATTGCTCCAGCGCTTGAAGAAGCTGTTGGTGGTGGACGCCTTCCATTCCTGTATGACGAATATGTTGAGGGTGCAGAAAGGTTGTTCGGTCGAGAAGCAACTCTTGGTGATGTTATTTCACACATGAAACAAAAGGTTGAGAACATGCAAAAAGCATATTCTGAAACCATTGTTCCATTAAGCCCTGAGTGGCAGAAGAAGTATGCTAACTTGCGTCAGATGAGAGATGCTGGAGACATGACTCCAGTGGACATGGACTGGACACCTGAACAGGTGGCTGCATTGTCTATGACTTCTACACGAGAAAATCTTGTCAAGATGTATGAGACTGCTGAAATGAGTATTCGTTTGGAACGAAACAAGGCTTCTAGGGTTTACTCCGAGTTTAAGTTCCGCCCTAAAGAAGCACGTAAGATGATTTCTGAAGATGGCACTCGTGATATGCTTACACAGACGCTTATTGAGTACCAGTCAATTTCTGATGCTGTTCAGAGGTTTGAGGCTGTGTCCGGTGTACTCGCACCTCATGGTCTTGTTCCTACTGAGGATATGTGGCGTGGTGTTTTACGTACTGTAGCTGACGAGTATGGCTCCCAGTTTGGAGATAAGGTTCGCCGTATTCAAGTAGCTGAAGAAAAGTTTACAGAGTTTTATGCTAGCTATTCGAAGAAGCTTCAAGAAATGAAGCGTCTTCCAAAAGAAGAACAGGTTCCTGTTTCTAGGTTGTTTAAAGAATCTTTTGATGAGCTTATGGATAGTCCAGAGGCTGATATTCTGTCTGAGCTTTTTGGCCCTACAATGACAAGGCTTGTTGACAAAGCTGACATGTTTGAAGATGTTCGTTCCCTCAAGTCTTCAATCAGAAGTGCCACGACTCCTGAAGCAAAAGAAAGACTGAAGGAGAGGCTTGATTGGTACTTTAAAACTTATGTTATCCCCTGGGCAAAAGAGATGGACCCAACTATTCGTGCATCAAAAGACCCTGCTGAAAAGATTCTAAAGAACGCCGTCGCTGGTGAAGGCACTGGACTAAAGACAGCAAGCAAGGCTGTGCTCGCAGAGATTAGAACACCTATGTCACGCAATGCATCGGAAAGAGATATTTCTCTTTGGATGGATTCTATGGTTAAAACGGTTGACGCTAGAACTGGCGAAACAATTTCTCCAGGTATTATGGCTAAACGCCGTGAGGCATATAGAAGCTCTGAGATGTTCTTTAATCGTATGAAGGATGGCTATCTTGATGTTGATGAGTTCTTTAAAACTTTAGACGGCTCAAAGCACACACCTTCTAGCTACGCTCTTCAGATGC